TGGTGCGCGTGAACGTGGTGACTACAAGTACCAAGATGGAAGCGTGGTGGACAAGGCTGTAAAAGCCGCCATCGAGCACTTGAAAGACTGGCCCTTCCCTGAGCTGGAGAGGCTGACCAAGGTGGATGTTGAGCCGTGCTGCGCAAACTGGAAAGCAGGCACAAACTGTTTTGCAGACCCGTATCCAAACTGCCCGCACCTGAAGGTGGATGTGGAGCCGGAACTATCCAAAGAAATGGAATATGCGGCACAAGATGAGTTCCATATTTTGCCGCCGAGAATGCGGCGACTGTGGAAACGAATGCACGAACTTGTACCCGCCTCCGCACTCGCAGCACTCCAGCAGCAACTGGACGAAATGAAAGCCTACGCCATAGAGATGGACAGGCAGCATTGCGAGAACCAGAACTTCTTCATGGCGCAAGCCAAAGAACTCCGCGCTGAGAACGATCGGCTGCGGGAGAAGCTGATCGAGTGCCGAAGCAGCGTGAAGTTCAACTGCAACGACTATGACCGCTTCATGCTCCGCAAAGAGCCACACGCAAACCAATGTGGCTACGACGAGCAGAAACGCCTGCACGATCTGCGTGACTACATCGACACAATCATTGAGCAACAAAACGCTGCCCGTGCAGCGCTGGAGGCCAAACATGACTAAGGCTGACCTACTTTCGCTCAAAGAAGTTATTGGTGGCGCACGGTTTGCCTATGCCGCTGCACTGGTCGGAGCCAAGTGCCAAGAAAGCAAAGAAGCTGTGGCGCACATGAAAGAACTAGGTCGGCTTGAGAAAGTGCTGACCGCTGAATTGGAGAAGCCAGAATGAGCTTGGAACGAGTAATTGCAGACCAACAGGCAACGATTGATAGCCTGAAAAACCAGATTGAGCGTGGCAATGAAACGCTAAACACGATGTGGACGCAGCACAACGAACTATTCGAGTCCTTTGCTCGGTTACTTGATGCATCCCTTCCAAAAGATGACGATTTTTTCAAGATTAATTCGTATCGCAACCTTCAGCATGACTGCCGAATGAAGATGATTCAGACTGGCTATTGCCTTACTTGTTACAACTTTGTTTGCGAATGCGAGGGGCAATATGACTGAAGCAGAACGACTGGCGCAGGGGCTGGACAAAGAGCAAATTGACACCGTGCGCCGTGACATGCTGAACCATGAAGCAGCATCACTCCTGCGCGCACAAGCGGCTGAGATTGAGAGGTTGAAAGCAAAAGACACGGCAATGCTTGACCACTACGTCAGCAAGTGCGTGGCGGCAGAGACTGCCAAACTCCGCGCAGAGCTTGAGGCCATCAAGTCAGCGGAGCCTACCTATTACGTTGATGAAAAGCAGTTCCTTTTCTACAGCGCAAAACGTGCAAAGTTCTTGGCGCTTGACTTGGATTCGCTTACGCCACTCCACACCCACCCCGCACCCAAGCCAGACCACACCGCGCTACTGCGTCAGGCGCTGGAGGCGTTGGAGAAGGCTGCCGATACAACATACAGCGACACATGCCTAGCGCAATTCAATGCAGCCATCGCCGCAATCAAGGAGGAATTGAAATGACACCAACAAATAAGTTCACCATAGACCAATCGAGTTTCAATAGCGGAGAGCCGCTCGACTGGAAATACAACGTAACGTTTGCAAAACCGCCTGAGCCGGTTGGCTACTGGGTGCTGTATCCCAGCAACACATGGAAAACCAAGTTCACCATGTACGTCAGACCAACAGATGAGCAGATCAAGAACACAGAAACTCTGCTCGGCTGGGGTTGGGAGGAAGCATGACACCTACGAATGAGTTGCGCTTTGTTGAGCGCACGATTGAACTCGGCCCGTTCTACTTGACAAGAGATGAACAAGGCAATCTGGTAAACGCATCCAGAACTTACAGGGTGTTGCAGCAGAAGTGGGCAGGCACTGACACATACAGCGGTGGACGAAAAGAAGAATGGCGCGATGTTCCGCTGGTGAAGGAGGAATTGAAATGACAACTAAACGAATCACATTACCTGTGGATGACATTATTGACCACATAAAGACCCACTTGGAAGATGAACTAGGTGTACGAATGTCTTATGCCCAGGTATTGCAGTACCTCATAAAGTTCTATCGTAAAAACCAAATGAATAAAACTGTATGGAAAATGTAAGCATTAGGGAACAAGCGTTGTTTAAGGAGTTGCGCACTATGATCCTGAAAGATCGAAACAATGAGATGCTTCGTCTTGAACGTAAGATCAAAAAACTCACTGAACAACGTGATGAGTGGAAGTACCAAGCTCTTAAATATCGTCAACTTATTTTAGAAAAGAAATGACTTATACACTGAACTCTGACAAAACAGTAGCGGTGGCACCTGACTACTGGTGGCTACCTATCAACCAAAATACCCCACGTGGGGTTAAGATCCAACTTCTCGGAATCGGTGGCGTCGCAGCCTACGGCGAATGGGATGGACGCAACCGATTCTGGCAAGCATGGGCACCTTTACCTAAAAAACCGGAGTGGCTGAAATGAGTGAGATGGGTGATACACCAAACTTTGCAGCGTGGTCGCTAGAGAACCTAAGCAACTTTGCCAGGGATTCTTACATTCGAATGCAAGAGCAAGAAGCTGCTATTGAACAGCTTCGACTGGATCTCAAGGCTGCGATGCAGGAGCTTCGCAAGTACCAAGACGATTGGAAGTGACTACTTGTGGGTGACTGCTGCTACACCATTGAGCTTTTCAACTGTACGCAGTCCACCCATACCCAGCATACCCATGAGCAATGGGAGCATTTCAGTCAGATCAGCAGGCTTTACTGGTAGCGGATGATTGAAGTAAGTAGCTATGGATACGACAACAGGTAGTCCTACCCAGTTCCAAGCACAACCCATACCGCATACCCAGCCAATAAAAGGTCTCCAACCAGCTACAAAGATTGAAGGAGACTTAGCTTCTTCTTTGTTAGCGTCTAGCTGCCCCTGGATCACCATTACAGCAGCAGCAATTTCTTGCTTCTCCTGCTCAGACTTGTCAGGCCAGATCTTGTTGATCACCGTATTGGCTAGATCAGCTACTGCACCTACACCAGTAATATCGGTCATGTGAACTCCCTCGTACCTTGCTTGTCAATGATCAATGTCTGACGCTTCATGCCATTGAAGGAAATATGTACCCATGATGCAAATTCCCAAATCAACTGCTGGTACTGAATGTTGGACGCCTTGATCGCACGGACGATCTTTTCAGGACTGCCGTACTTGGGGCAGGTGAAGTCAATGGCGAAGCCGGTGGGGTGATCTGATGTGGGCTTGCTTCCAACAGCGTGGTTCAGGTCTTGGCTGCGATACCAACTGTTGATGTTGATTGGCAGACCGCCCAATTCCAAGCGCACCAGTTCCATACCCAGAGCCGCCTGCTTCATGTTCCTGACCGTGTTGAGGTCTGGATCATTAGGGATACCAAGTCGTGCGGCTGTCTGGGACAGGACCGCCTCCTCTAAGGTGAAGTGCGCGCTCAAGTTAGTCATTTCTTAGGTCCCAGCAAGAACGCCTGCCATGCAGACACGACGATGAATCCGAGAATGCCGATCAGCCCCCACTTGCCGATCTCCTTGCGCATCGACATCCAGAACTCCAGTCGTTCTTCTTCGCGCTTGATTACCAGTTCGTGATGTGCTCTGTGCCCTTCTGGGTCACCTTCAGGGAATGCCCGTTCAAACACCCTCTCCACCGACTTTTCCATTTCCTCGCGGAAGACCGCGTGGTGGTAGTTCATCTTGGCCGTGAGTTCTTTGTGGCTGGCTTGAAGCTCTTTGATGTGGAGCAGGATGGCATCGTCAGTGCGCCCTCGCCTCTCTACAAACTGTTGCGATGGTGTGAAGTCGTCCTGATGCATCATTTCTCACTCAACGGTGCCGTGGTCAGAAAGCGCAGCACCGCAGACACGATGCCGATGCCCATCAGTGCGTAGGACTGCTGCATGGGGTCAAGGTTGAACACACCAAGAGAGCCTTGTGCAAGACCCAGCAGAGTCAGCGCTGTGCTGAACAGGATGGTTTTGGATTTGACGAACTGAATGAGTGTGGGCATGTTGACTCCTTAGAACCAGATGAGAGCAAGGGCAATGCCCCAGAACAGAAAGCAGCCTGCAATCAGGCAGCGCCATACGATGTGGTTAGGCATTACCAGCCAAGCGCAGAGATGTAGTTGGCCGCGCCTTCCACTTCTGCGCTGAACTCATCCTTCTGTTCTGCGGTGTAGGCTTTGCGCTCGTAGGTTTCGCTGATGACTTCGCCGTCGCGCAGGATTTGATTAGCCCATTGCACATTGACTGCGTTTTGAGCTGGAAGGATTGATACTTGTTTGAGAATGCTTTGTTCTGTGAGTGCCATTTGAATACTCCTAAATTAAACGTAATAGGTAATTACGCCGCGAATATCTGCGCCACCAAGCGTTGAATTCGCAACCGTTGCCCCAGCGGTTGAATAAAAGTTGAGGGTCGTTGTTGCGGTAATGCCCGTAAATAGGGATGCCGATGTTGTGTATGTGAGCGTGAACCCGGAAGACAGGTTTCCCGTACCTGAGCTAAAAGGTAGACCGGAAATCTTTGCAGCACTAGCGTTTGCCGTGGCCGGATATACCGCCGAAAAAGCTGCTGTGACAAGTCTCCCGACCTTTGTATAAGTACCGGATGCACTTGAAAACGACAACCCTGCACCACTTCCGTCTGCTGGCGTCCAAGTCCCCTCTTCATAGTCATCCAGCGTGTTGGCGTTGGAGCTTGCCAACTGCGTTGCCGGGAATGCGATGCCCGTACCTGCGGCAGACGTTGCGCCTTCAAGGGCTAGGGTTGTGCCGAGGCCTACTGCGAGGGATTGCGTGAACGTAATCGCGTTGCCTGCGGTGCCGGAGGGTGCGGTGTACCAATTATGGGCGCCGTTGCTTGATATGTAGTTTGTAGCAGGGTTGGTCGTCTTGTATTTCCATGCGCCGCCTGAGTAGTAGGCATTGGCCCCAACGTACACAGATGGAACGCCAGATGTTTGGCCCCCTACATACGCACTACCGAAGAATTCCAGCGGCTTAATGATTGAGTCCCAAGCGCTCGGCGTAACACCGAGGCCGAGGTTGCCGGAGGTGTCGATGGTGGCTTGGGGGGTTGCGTTTGTTATAAACCGTATCGGCAAGGCATCTGCTGTGCCGAAGTCAATGCCCGATGCGATAGCTTGCAGATAGCCAGAGTTGCCTGCGCCAGAGGTACGGAAGCGCAAGCCGCCGCCAGCACTTCCAGCAATATCAAGTGTCGATACATTAGCACCCAAGCTGACCGCAGAAGCGATACCTACACTTGCGTTCCCCGTCGCACTCAGCGCACCAGTTACTGCGAGGCCGGTGGTGGAAAAGGTGCCCACAACCGTAGTCAAGCTGCCGTTAGACGACTTGGATACGATGTTTAGCACACCCTGCGTGGAGGTGTTCACCCCGTACGCTGACAACTGCGAAACGCTAGACCCTTCGTAACTGAGCTTTGCCGCATCAGCTTGGTGAGCAAGGTTGGCAGACGTTGTAACCAGTGGCCCGCTAGCGGTGATTGCTCCACTCGCACTCAGCGTAGTAAACGCGCCTGTGCTGGGGGTGGTGGCTCCTACAGTACCATTGTGGGCACCAGTGAAGCTTGTACCTGCAATATTCCCAGTATCGTCAATCGTTACAGAGCTACCTTGGACAATACGCCCCGTAGTCGTGTCCCACCGTACCACTGCATTGTCGGTTACTGAGACAGTCGGACCCTTAACGTTCGATGCGTCAGCTACAGCAATAGAGTCAAACTCAGCACCGATCTCAGTACCCTTGACAATCTTCGACGGATTGCCGGTAAGTAGTGCATCTTTTGCTGCGAAATCGGTGATTTTGGTATAGGTACTCACTTGTACGCTCCATCTTTAGTGTAAACATCTATCCGCTGAACCGAGATAGGATAACCGACAATCTGGCATTCCATGCCGACTTGAATCACTTTTCCAATCCCCGCTGCCGGAGAACTGAGGGACTTGATAACCAAGTTGCGATTAAACTCAGCCAGTCCATACTCACCGATCCCATACTCAGCTACCCGTGATGTATCAGTGATCGTATTGGACTGCGATTTGGTGGCAGACTGGTAATCAAACCCCCATTTGTAGACAATCGGCTGATTGATCGTGCCAAACAACGTCATATTGATCCGCTTCAGGATCGAGGTACGGATCGGATCACCAAAGTCCAACCAGCTTGTGTAGTAGGTCATGCGGTACTGCGAACCGTTGTCCGAGTAACCCGAATACTGACCCAGTGCACCGGCTTTGCCGATATACAGTACACGATCCTTGGAGTAGCAGAAGCACCGTGGAGCGATCCCGTTCCACACCGTAGCACGATACGACCCATCCTGCATCGGGGTACGCATATCAAAGCAGTATGTTGTACCACTGGTAATAAACTCCAGCAGATAGAATGAGTCAGCGGGTGAGTACACCGACTTCATTGTGGAGCTTGATGCTTCATTCGCCAGATACTGAATCACATCGTCATTGACTGACCGACTCACGACAGACAGTGGTGCAGATTTCTCCTGGATCGTGCGACTCAGTGCTCTTACACCACCATCGGACAAAAAGATAATGTCAGTCGGGGTATTTTGGATCGTATCCCGACCCACGCACCCGCAGTTCCCGATGGCATCATAGAGAGTCATGGTGCTAGGGTCTTTGGCTCCGGTGTAGATCAGAATCTGCTTCTTACCGAAGATGATCAACTCATTGTTGTGAGCAGCCAGTCCTATAATCTCATCTCCACCTTGCGGGAATACACCGTATAGGTTGAGTGATCCGGCAGTACCGGCAGTCCATTTTTGGTATGTTAGGGTATCGGTCCAGCTAACCGTGATCTTGTCGGTATCTGTTCGCGCTGCCCAGATACGTCCATATGCGGCAATAGCACAATTAGCTTTAGGAACTGTTCCAGATGCTGTGGGATGCTCACTTACCCTACGATACTGGGTGGTAGAAAGCGAAGGGTCGTACAACAGCGCATCGTATCCTTCTTGGAAGAATAGAATCGCACCATTAAGAACACAGGTCTGCCAGTTACTTGCCGTAATGGTTGGGGCTACACCTCCACCACCATAGGTGATCTCAACCAAGGAGCTACCCGACTTCTTGAACAGCTTATTGTTACCGGCACAGATGATTGTTCCCGTACCATTAGTCTCAATTAGCTCGCCAATAGTGTCAATATTTGCAGACCCAAGTGCTGCACCAGTAGCTACTGAGGTCCAACCCTTACGCGATCCAACCCGACCAAACTTGTCAATGACACAGTTGTACGCTTCCAGTGCGAACTGCGAAGCCATGTCCACCGATGAGTCTTGGGTGTTGAGTCCCGCAAACCCTGGTGCTGTGATCGAGAAGGTGCGAATCGGCTGCATCAGACAACATCCCAAACATCGTACTCAGTGGAACGTGACTGCTCAATAGCTATTCTGTCAGCCAGAATGCCTTTATAGAGGCCATATGCCTCACTGGAGCTAAGTCCACCGTCCTCACCACGCTCCACTAAGGCACGGGCAAAGGTACCGGCTACCACCGGCTCCGAGGGTACTAGAATAATGTCTGTACCGTTGACCAGATCGACTTGTGGTACGTTGGCATTGACTGCCAGAGTATAGGTAGCTGCCGGTGTAGGCCAGATTGCCACAATAGCATCCGTACCGTCGTTACCGTACCATGAGTACCATGCGGGTGCCGCACTTACAACGCTTGTCGCCATCTGTTCACGAGTGAGAAGATCACCGTAAGCCACAAGGCGAACGGGGTGCTTGAAGCCGTTGCTAATGTTGTTGATAAATGCATTCTTGAACCGTGTACCGATGCCGGGTATAAGATACCGAGTCGATGATCCACCATACCCTAGACCGGCACCCACAGTGATTGGGATGGTGGAGGTCAGTGCATCCCAGTCCCATGCTTCCTCAACTTGCTTCTTGGCATCGTTGATGTACATACCAACCATGGTCGAGTATGCAGACTGATCGACCGACGATACTTGGTCCTCACGCAGACGGGCGAGGACTTCATTGATCATTGATAGAAATGTAGCCATTATTGATTCTCACCAGTTAGCATACCACGCTGGAATGCTCGGGTTTTCGGTCCCTGAGTACCAGATGACTTTGGTCGTGCACCCAATCTTTCCTGTAACTGCTCTACCGCATCCAATAGTTTCTCTCTAGCTACCGCTGCTTCTCGGGCTGCTGCGGCTTTCGCATTTCTACTACCAAGTTGAGCAAGTGCTGCAACTTTCTCATCAGCAATACGAGCGGCTTCTTGTGCCCGAACAAACTCAGCCATCACCTTATCATTAGGAACACGAACCGTATTACCTATATCTTGAGGTGTTACCCGACCCACTTCTGGATTGTAAGGTAAGGATTGAAGATACGGTGCAGGTTCTGCTGTTGGACCCATTGTGAAATTAGGCGCCGCAGGTCCGGCACTTGGAGTTTCACGGAAAGGTGTAGGTTCAACGTAACCACTAGCACCTAATAACCCCTGTGGTTCAGGAGTCGGTACAGGTGCTTCAGCAGGTTGAATCCGACGATCCAAAGGAATAGCATTTTTAGCTTGATAACCTGTGGATCGAATACGTTTACCCGTCAACATACTCGCAAGTGAACCCACACCAGCACCAACAGCGGCACCTACGAATGGATTCATTGTCAAACCAGACGCCACTGCAAAACCCAGGCTTCCGGGTAAACCGGCGCGACTAATCTTGGTCATAACAGGTGCGGAAATATCAGCACCTATATTGGCGATTTCGGGGAAATTACCGGCGATCTTTCCTAGATCAGCAGCAGTTCCGGTAACACTGGTATCCGATGCAGTCTGTCGCGCAATCTTATTCGGATCAATCAACCCAGTGTTGAAATCTGTTGCATTCTGGTACAGATAGGTCGTAGCCATCTTCTTACGAGCAGCACGAAAATCTGAAAGCAATGTTGGATTGTTTTTCGGGATATTCGACTCGATCAACTGCTCTAAAGTGTTGGCAATCTTCATGTGACTGTCAGCAACAGCAACACTTACAGGATCAGGCTTGCCGAGTTTGTTCGCATCATAAAGTGATTGAGCACTAGCCCGTAGACCCCGTACTTCAGCAAGAGCCTGAGCACTGGTCATTCCTTCTTCAATCTTTGCTTTGATGTTGTCAACCACAGATTGAACTTTAGGTGCAGCACCAGCGTTCACAGCAATATCAGGAGGACTCACGGAATCGAGAGCAGTAATCACTGACTCATCAGGATTCAACTTCCCGATATTCTTCACATCCTCGTAAGGTTTTGCTAGTTTGTCACGAACTGCCTTGAAAGGTGCTTCTGAAGTCAATGGGACTTCTTGATGAAGACCCATATCAGCCTTGGCATTATTTGCCCAGTTCATCAGGTTATCCTGACTCAACTGGTTGTTCAACTTATCATTACCAGCAACAATCGACTTCACCTTATTCGGCATGGTCGGATTTGACATTGCTGGATTCAATTTGATCGGATGCGGTAACTCCGAAGCTGCCTTCGCTGCCTCAATCTTTGCAGAATTTTGCCAGTCTGCTGCGGAAGCCTCTGCTGCACGTTCAGCGACAATTGGTTCATATCCACGTTCACCAACAGCCCGAGCATTAGCTAAAGCGGTAGACGGGGATGCGATACCCATTCCGGTGTACTTAGTGGTGGCAATACTTTGCACCGGTTTCACACCACCAAGTATAGTTGCCAAAGTTGCGGGATATGCTTCACCCATTGACTCAAGAATTGGTGTTTTGTTACCCAACACTTGGTCAAGATATGCACCACCCGGTTTAGTGATGGCACCGAGAGCTTCAACAGGAAGCCCCATAATTCGGGCAACCATTGAACCTTGTTGGGTTCGAGGCTGGTATGTTCCTGCTTGCTGTGTCTGGTTTATTGCATTCACAGCCTCATCCAAGGAAGACCCTGTTACAAGTTTTCCAAGACCTCGAAGCCCACCCACAGCACTAGAACCAAGACCACTAACAGCATTTAGCACTCCTTCAGCAGCACCAACTGGTGTAATCATCGCAGCATTAGCACCAAGTTGCTGCATTTTTTGATTCGGAGTTTGTTCTAACTCAAATCCTGGAGGTAATCCGCTCGCAGATACTGTCTCAGGTTGTTCAAATGTGAAACCTGCGGGTAGTGCCATTATTTAGCTCCTGCTGGAACCCATGTCACACCACCATCGGTAGACATGATTCTAACTTTACCATTGGTAGCATAGATGGGGGGTTTTCCGTTTGCCTGCGCTGGAACAGGAGCAACCGGTTTACCTGGAACAGGGGCTGCGGGGGGTGTACTAATTGGTTTCGGAGCCAGTTGAGCATCAAATCCCTCGTTGTGGGTCTGATACGCATTTTGACGCACCTGATCAACTTTAGCGAGAACCTTATTGATCTGACTGACTACGGCATCCTTACCGGCTTTTGGATCAATTTCAGCAACCATACCTTCAACGATGGGCCATTCTTTTTCAGACATAGCGCCAATACCACCGCCTTGACGCACAAGATCAAGACCGGTCTTTTTGACACCTGATTTGAATTCAGATAGCAGATTCTCCACTTGGGATGCTTCACCTCCGGGTCGCGACCACACCAAGCTTGATAGACCGGTAGCGGCATCAAGCCCCGGATGATTCACAATCTTGTTGGCAGCACTTGTCAGATTCTCAAAGGAGTTATCCATACCGCGCAGTTGACCGGAAGACTTGGCTTCCGCTTGTTTCTGCTTGAATGCTTGAGCGGGGGTCATTACACCCTGAGCAGATTGTTTTGCTTCAATACCCATTCGCTTCATTTCAGCCATGAGTTGAGCTATTTGCAATTTAGTAGCATTGGCTTCTGCCGCTGCGTCAGCACGTTGTTGAGTGCTTGCTTGACGATCCTCAGAACGCAGTCGAGCCGCTTCAGCAGCCTGTTCAAGTTGAGCCTTCTTGAGTTCAGCAGCCTGAGCTAACTGATCCTTTTTCAACTGTAGTGCTTCATTCTCTTGGAATGTCTGCTTTCTCTCAGCCAGTGCAGTAGCGGCCTGCTCCTTCTCCAACTCAGCAGCCTTCTGTCCCAGCAAGTAAGCAGACTTCTGATTACCCACATCAAGCATCTTCTTGGCAGCAGCACGAAGACCTTCAGGAGTCTGAAGATCAGCACCCTGCATGGCACCCTGCATCTGAGCAGCCTGTTGCTGCATGGGATTTACTAGACCAAGGGCAGGGGCAACAGCATTCACCAGTCCAGAACCTGCACGACCGGTGTAATAGGCAGCACGTTCCCACGGGTTGAGTTTAGCAGTCATCAATGCAGACTGATCTTGCTGTTGCAACATCTGCTGTTGCAACTGGTCAGGAGTAGGGCCGAAAAGACCGTCTAAAGTATCCGTTGCCATTACAGTGCCTTTCCTGTCATTGGGTCGTACTTGTAACTACTCAATGCAGTGGCACCTTGACCCAGTAGATTAGCCCACGGTGAATAAGCATTGGCAGGGGCCATTGTATTCGCAGCACTTGTCATACCGCTAGCCAGTAGATTACCAGCGTTAGCATTAGCCGAACTAGTCGTACCACCTAAACTAATACCTTGTGTCAGAGCATTCTGTCCAAGACCTTCAACAGTCTGAGCACCACCCAAAGCAGTCTTATACGGGTTGAATGCATTGACCTGAGTGTTATACATACCGGACAATAGATCACCACCAGTACCTACGAGTCCTGCGCCGAACTTAGCGTAGTCCATACCACCTTGCGTAGCATTAACGGCAAGTTGATTGTTCTGTTGGAGTTGTGCGTTATAGAGAGCTTGCAGTTGTGGATTAGCAGCACCCATACCACCTACTCCACCACCGATAGCAAACCCGCCACGACCTTGAGCCTGCATTTGAGCTTGTAGTTGGGCTAGATCATCAGCCCGACCCGGCTCCAAGAGCTTCATCTGATCTTGGTAATACTTCTGAGCCTGAGCTTGTGGATCTGTTGCCAGATACTGATTGCCCAAGGTCATAGCACGTTGAGCAGCATCACTCATGGGTGCAGTAGCAGCTTGAGATTGCTGGAACTGATTCAACAGTCCACCGGACTGAGCGATCAACGCATCACGTTGCGCCTTCATCTCAGGACTCAGGTTGTAACCGGCAGAAGTCAAATTCCCGTTAGCATCATATCCAAACTGAGATGACCCAAATCCGGTGGTGACACCTACAGGTTTGAATTTGGCAGCATCTGCGGCGATCTGAGCAGCACGAATCTGTGCGTCAGCTTGGGTTTGGGCTGCTTGTCGCGCAGCATCTGCTTGAGCTTGACCGGCGAGAGCATTCAAACCAGCAGACCACATTTGACTTTGATTCATACCATTCAAAGCGGAACCAATAGAACCCATACCGGATGCCAAGCCAGATCCTAAAGATGATCCTAAGTTACCAAAACCGGATGCCAAGCCAGATCCTAAAGATGACCCGAAGTTACCAAGTCCTGAAAATAAACCGTTTCCGAAGTTACCAAGACCAGAAGACAAAGAACTACCGAATCCCGAAAGTCCTGTTCCAACAGAATCAGCCAAGCCGGAAATACCGGAACCCAGATTACTGAATAGACTAGACCAAGGGTAAGCATTAGCTCCACCACCTAGTGCAGTAGTACCGTAACCGGCTGCGTTGGTCATAGCTTCAATTTGTGCAGGAGTCATAGTGCCAAGCATTCCTGTTTGACCGCTACCCAGAGCGCCCGGTAAATATGCATCACCGGTCATTGATGTAGCAGGGGTAGCAGAACCTGAAAATAAACCATCAAACCCACCCGCACCGCCATACATCGCAGTCGCTCCCAACGCGAACTTGGCAAAGTTGGGATCACTCAAAGCATCAGAAATGCTGGAACCTAAGTTTTGCTGAGTAGACTGAATACCTTGGGTAATAGGGCTAAATAGACCACCTAGCCAACCGCCGCTACTGCCATTTGGATCATATGGGGCTTGCCAACCCCAAACTTCATTATTTTGACTTCCAACCGTATGCGGTGCCCATGTCCAGCCAGCAGCAGGAGCTTCCCCTACAGGGACAGAAGGATCTGTATAGATAATTGGTTCAAATGGGTTTTGTTCCATGACTTATTCCTGTAGAAACGCTGGAATCTTAGATGGTCTTCCACGCTTCATTTGCTTCGGCATTTCCTTGACCGATTCTTCAACAACCGGAGTCACATCAGAAATTTCACGATAACCTTCATGCTTACGCAGTCCGGCAATATCATTCTCATTGGTAAACGAGACACGATTACCCGAGCGAACGCACTGAAATGTTACTTTAGTCATAAAAGAAACCCCACCGAAGTGGGGTATCCGGTTAATTACCAGAGGGGTCGAGCTACCATGACCTTCCAAGTGGAAGATGCAAGGTCGAGTGCAGATGCTGCGTTCAGGTTACTCAGACGGATAGTCAGAGTATTAGCGGCAGAAATGTACACATTCACATCAGCGTCAACGGTCAAGCTGACACCGGGTGCAAAACCCACAACCATGTCGCCCAGTGCAACACCGGGGACAGTCAGAGTACCCGTATCTTCAGCACCAGCGGCGACAGAAGAAGGGTCCACGGTTGCAGTGACAAACCACATTTCGCTGAATGCGCCTTGCAGTTGCTTATTACCCTGTTCTACCCGGGTAACGGTCGAAGTTGTGAACGCCATAATTTAGTTCCTCACTTTTTCATAGGGAGTTTAGGCATCTGCTTACGGTCCATCAGTTCCTCTTTCTTGGAACCTTCTTTTCCGTAACCCTTAGCCTCTTTGTCCATCTTGGACGATTCCCACTTTTGAGGGTGAGATGAGTGTTTGCTTGGGATCATTTTGAGCTTTCAAAATAGGGGACCGAAGTCCCCTAAGTCAAAGAAAGTTTTAAGCCGGAACTATCGAAGCTACTGCCGCATAGTCACGCAATTCTTTCGTACCGTAAATGGTATCGGAAGTAACCAGAGTACCGAGGTACTCTTGTTTGTACTGCGACTGGGTGCGAATGTCTTGCTGGGTAGCCAGAGCAAACGCATCCTTGTGCAGCATCAAGCAAGCGCGATACTTGGTATCGGTGGGGCTGGAAGTAGACCAGTCAACAGTGTTACCCAGTTCATCCACGTATGCTGCACCGGTAGGTGCAGTAGCCGAGAAGGTCACGGACTGAGTGGAGGTGATGCTGTTAACGTGGATGAACGGGCAGTTGGTGGAGGTATAAACTTCCACACCGTACAGGTTGCCCAAACGACCGGTCTTCAGAGTCTCACCGTCACCCTTGAACGCCTGCTCAGTGAAACGTGCGATACCGCGCAGAACAGCAGCTTCCACCGGGGGAATCACAAAGCTCAGTTCGTCGCTGTTCATGTCAGCGTCTTCCAGAGTCTGGATCATGCGACGGATACCAGCGTCGGTCAGAGCAGTGCCGTTACCGGGAGTAGCACCCGAGAACTTGGTCACACCGTCACCACCGATAACTGCCTGCTCATAGGAGTTGGTAGCACCGGAGATGTTACCGCCTTGAACACCAGCGCCCAACAGGTGCAGGTCACGGTCAATGCGCTTTGCCAGAGCATAACCAGCGTCATCAGTGTAGAACTGACGCATGGATTGCAGAGCTTGCATAGCAGCAATGTCTTCATACAGTTTGCTGTATTCAAAGTGACGGTTGATCAGGACTTGGACTTCAGAAGCCGTGTCAGCGATCAGCGTAACTTGAGTGGAAGCAGCCTTAGCCGAAGCGTCACCACGTGCAGGCACCGGAATGTGCAGCGTGTCGCCCTTCTTACCCTTGAAGGAAATAGCGGTAACGAGGTTACCCAGAACCAACTTCTGCTTATACGCGGCAAGCGTTTCATCAGACCACAGTTGGGGAATAAACTTAGCACTGGTGGTAGTCGTGCTGTGATTGGTACCAAGACCCATGATTAACTCCTAAAAGATTTACTTAATCCGACCTTCAGCGTACGCGGACATTATGTCGTCCTGCATGGATGCGTATTTCTGAGGATCACGCATTTTCAAACGGATGAGGTCTACTCGACGGTAAACCTTTTTGGTACTCTCACCTGACCCACCGGTATCAACTGCTACCTGCTTCAGAGTCGCGTCACGAACAGTATTGTCTACTGCCGCTTCACGCTGCTGTTTCACAGAGCGCAGTTCCTTGTAGGTCGAAAGCAGTTCATTAGCAGCATCAATGTCGTAAGAATCAGCCTGTTGGAACAGTTGCTGACGGACCTTACTAGCGGCAATCCAGTTCCTGAAGTCTTCATTCTGAACGATCTGTTGAACGTCAGGATGGAGTTGACTCAATCGCTGTTTCGCCTGCTCCGCTTGCGCCTGCCGAGCGTACTGCTCTGCTTGTAGCACTCGCGGATTATTTTCAATCTGCTGCCGAATCGCTTCCTGTGGATTCTCAAAAAAATCTACTGGCTTCGCTTCCTCGACTTTTGGCTTCGGTGTCAGTTGTGTCTTGATCAGTTCATCTGCAAGTTTACGGACCTCGCTAACCTCGTTCATGGTGCGTCCAATCAGCTTCTCAGCCTCTTGGTGCATCTTGACAACATCCTCGACACTCTTGCCGCGATATTTCTCGGGTAGCTCAGGTACTGCCTGCTTGGGTTCTTCTTGAATCTGTTGTTCAACAGCTTCTAGTTCACCCATCTCCAAACCATCATTCACATCTTCAAGATCAGCCATACTTCTCTCCGGCCCAAATGGGTTGTCGGTTAATTAAATCCACTGCCTCTAGGGTTGTAGTGGGTCGTACTTCAATTTATATCACAAACTTACTGAGAGTCAAGCCCTCTTTCCCTTAATCCTAGCGTTTTCTTCGCGGATTCGTGCCCAGCGGTCAGCGGCACCAGGGAATGCGCCCGTCACACCCTCAAGCCTGACAGTCGGCATCGCTTGGAGCAGAGTGGCATTACCACCGCATTCGGGGCACTCAATGGTCCTAAACTCACTGTCTACCAGCTTCTCAGTGACCGTTCCACAGTCACCACAGATAAAGTCGTTTATCACCCTCATGCTTCACCTTTGAGTTGTTCATACGCATCTTCACTCATGCGACCAATAGAAAGCATCCAGCGCATCATTGATACTTCTCCCTTACGGAAGTCCAAGGAGTGGGTATCTGAGACAGATGAGAGGGTGTCAGTCGCCTTGAGCATTCCCTCAATGTCCTTCATCAACTCTTTCCATGCATCTGTAGAGCACATCGAGAGTCGGTCTTCATAATATTTTTGAAGTATCAGATCCATGTTGTTCCGTTCCAATATTTAAGTGGTTTTGTCACCCAAGTAGACCCATTCCATTCCTTCAGAGTCTTCGGCACCCATGCTATACCGTTCCAGTATTTTAGTCGTGAAGTAGGAGTACCGAAAGGTGTATATGTAAGAGTCGCATTTTTACCGGTAATCTGATAACTTCCTGCTGAAGCAGTCAAGACTCTCGATACAAACAGCGATGCGTTACCACCCGTTAAAGAGTAGCTCCCCGCAAGACCTGTTAGGAAGTATGCAGTACCTCCAGTGGTTTTCGTAAGGGTAGCTGATCCTCCGTTTAGCGAATAACTACCCGCAGACGCAGTTATCTGCCTAGCAACCTTGAGAGTAGCAGACCCACCAGTGAGGGAATAGCTTCCGGCAGAAGCCGTGAGGTTATAACCACGCTTCAGAGTAGCGGCAACACCGGTGAGGTTATAAGTACCGGCTAAAGCTGTAAGGGTATACCCTCGCTTTAGTATTGCAGTATTACCCGTTAAGGTGTAAGTACCTGCACTAGCGGTTAGATTTCTACCTACTTTGAGAGTAGCTGTACCACCGGTTAGCGAGTAGGAACCCGCTAGACCAGTTAATGTGTAATTGACACCCCCACCACCGCCACTCGGTATGAGGGCAAGCAGCAGGGACATTCAACTTACTCCCAGTAGCCGTTGATTCCGATCATGCAATCTGCCGAGCCTGCAGTTACCGCAGCAGTCACAGCAATCGTGCGCATACCAATCGACAACACCTCACCCGGATTCACAACAAGAGGCGTGGGGAATGTGTACTGGTGGTCACCAACGTCTGTACTCACAACACCTAATGCAGCAGTAGCAGCAAGCGTTTGTACCAATGACAGCGGGACAAAGCGAGGTGCCCGCTGTGCAACAGCCGTTGTACCGTCAGCGTCAGTAGTAGCAAGAGAAACAGCAGTTGAGCCAATCGTTGCAAACCATGCCGCAGTGAAGCCTCCACCAGTGAGCGCCGTGGTCACAATCATGGGGCTGATAGTGATACCAGTGCAATAGAACACCCGAGCGTTTGTCGCCTGACCTGCAACAGTCGGGTAAGCAGGATTTGTGTACGCAGTCCACAGAATGTTGGTGGACAAGGTAATCGTCACACCAGTCAAGGTATTACGAACCAAGCCACCCATGGAGGTCGTCGCCAAGGCCGCAGCGGTGTTAGAACCTACCGCGCCCGTAGGGGCCGTTCCAGATGCAGGAACCAAGTGCGTAGCAGTAGAAGCACCCAAATCCGGCTGGAAGTGGTACGAACTGTTACCCATTGCCGCTTTGATATACGAGAAAGGCAGCGTGTCATTGCCACCCACACGGCGGATTGATACCTCACCAATGTCGAATACAGGCGCAAGAGTAGGAGCCACACCACCGTTAAACAGTCGTGCAATGAATGGCAGGCTTACTGCTTTCGTAGTTGCCCACACCGCAGGATCACGTGCAATCGTTGCAACCCATACACCATTCACATAGAAGTACACCTCAGACTCAAGCACCAGCAACTCATACTCACGGGTCACGTTGTCAGAGTAAGGCACATTGCCGTTAATGTTCACTGTCTGCTCAGTCGCCACGCCACCAGCGGAAGTTCCAAGAACAGCCTGCAAGCCTGCCGCCGTTGTCCAGCGGAAGCCGATGAATTCATTCATTGCAGCAGCCTGACCAGCAGCAAAAGCGTAATAGCCTAGTCCAATGTCGCACTGTTTATTACTAACCGTTGCATTTGTATGGCGCACATACATGCGAACCCGCAATTCAACAGACTCTTCCAAGTTGAATGTGCGGTTTGAGTAAACGGCAATGCCAGTGTTGATCGTCGTGACCGCACCACCATTCAAACGCAGAAAGCCGTTCTGCTGAATCTTGGTCATGGTCGTGGCGTTTGTGCCAATCGAGTTTGCCCAGTTGGTCGCAGCACTGTTCCACTGCTTTTCCCACACCTGATACGACTGAGCAACATAGGCGTGACCTTCATCACTGATAACCAAGTCGCGCATATCACCCGTTGCGGCCTGTGCTGTCAGGCGTGTGAACCCTGCTTGCGTGTTGGTTGTCGGAAGGTTAACCTTCAGGTTGTTGTTTGCGTCAGCCTCTACCTTATTTCCAGTAGTTCCACCGACGATTGCGGTATCCATTGCCATAACTTACTCCTTAGTCCGACCATACCCAACGAACCGTCCAAGTACCTTGTAACTTGTCTCGTGCTCGCGCATAAATTGTGAATCCTGTTCCCGCAGTAGGTGTACCGCAAGTGAGAGCCATGAATAATGGAACATACTTGTGATCTGCTGCGGTGTGGCTTGTGGATGTGTCGTCACCCATGAACCACGCCTCTACCTTACTTGTGGCGCTGATCGTCACCTGACCGATAACAGCAACGGATGTTTCAGTCTTTCCAGGGAAAGCTCCGAAGTCAATCGTCGCAGTGCCAGTTCCATTAGCCATTATGCTGCCGTGAAGACGTTACCACTAAAAGTAAAAGTAAAAGTATCACCACTAGCAAGTGTCACAGGTGCACCATAATCCCACTGCGCTACGGGAACGCCTGTGGTTGTATCTACCAGAATTGCGTATTGGAATGGTCCAACTGCACCCGAAGCAGTCCATGCAGCCGGATTACCTAACGTGAAGGTGTATGTCCCTGCCGATTGCGCTGCAGTCGTGACCGTGCAAGCATTACCACCAGCGGTATAGCCATTACCAGTAGCCAAATCATCAGTACCTGCAACAAAGCTAGCCTTAGCAACAGCACTAGCATTTGATAAGGCAATCTTCCAAGTATCTGATCCAACATTGATACCTTCTAGCAAAGGCTCAATTGCGGCTGTGCATTTCGTATAAGCTACTGTAGGCATGAATTAACCTCAAGTTATGTCATACCACAAGTCATTGACTGACGGGTTCGACGGTGCTGTGGATGATACTACGATCTGAAAATTTGCCAACTGTTTCGAGTGGAAGTAGCTATTTTTAGCTACTTGTTGCACGATTTCACCGGCATCTATGATGTTTCCGTCGGAGAGCTTTAGGACAAGGTTTCCATCAAGAGCGACTTCGGCATCGACAACGGAAATCCCTTTCGGTCCCGCAGGTCCCATTTTTCCAGGGTCACCTTTATCACCCTTCGGGCCTGCAATGGTACTGTCTTTTCCGTCCTTACCGTCACGCCCGTCCTTACCCGCTGGTCCTTGCTCTCCACGATCACCTTTATCACCCTTCTGAAGTTGTCGAGCCTCTAATTCAGTCACCCGAGAGTCGAATTTGTCCAGAAGTTTACCCAAGAACATCCCCACACCGGTCAGTTTGACCGATGGGTCTACTGCCGGAGTAATGAGTTTCTTGAGTGTTTCGGAGATCATTTGCTTCCTTAAGCACCCTCGGTGCCGGTATGGGTGTGGCGGGATGGGGTTATGGACGTATCAGCAAATTGCCATACGCGGTTGCAATGTCCTGATAACCAGCCGCATTCGGGTGCAGTGCGTCAAACATCAGCCCGTTTGTGTTGTTGGAAACGTAGGTGCCCATGCGCGTGTTTAGGTCAACAACAGGAATTCCACTGCTTGCACAAAAGTTTGTAATGGCAAGCCAATACGCATTCACAACCGCAGCGGTGCGAATAGCAGTTGTTTGAGTTGGCTGAGTAGTGGCAACAATTACATCCGTGCCAGCAGACCTTGCGCTAGAAACTAATGCAGAAAGTGCTGTGATGTAAGACGAATCAGATACGCTGGCTCCAATGTCGTTGATGGACATGTTAATAAGCACCACGTCATACAGATCAGATGCGAATGCATTGGTCGTGAATGGCTGAATTACGTTCAACTGCTCACCGTAGATGCCCAGATTGAAGATATTGACTGACGGGGTTGTCGAGTCGTAGCACCACACGCCGCGAATCACCGGAGTTCCACTCGTCTGAGTGAAGATCAGAGACGTAGCCGCCTTAGCAATCGTGATTGTCTGTTTGCCGAAAGAGAATGCGTTGCCGGAGTTGGTCGTGGTGACGGTAGAGCCACCCGTGATAGCTCCGGCATTGCCTAGCGACATGGTTGCAACGCCGGTTGCCCCATTTTCATAATAGATTACCGCTGTGTCCCACGAGTTTTCGGGTGTGAACGTAAGCGTATCGCTTGCAGCTTTTAGTTGGAAGTAGATTCCACCAAGTGAGCGATATGCGCCATTTGGATAGATACCAGTTGTTCCTGTAAACGCAACTCGCGGGTCATAGGATGGGTATCCGGTGAGCGAACCACCAACATTGAAATACCCTTGATCGCCCATAAAGCTATCCGCACGGGCGGCAATACCTAGCTGAGTGAACTGACCCACAAGCTGACGCGCAACGCATTTAGGTCTTGCGTTTGTTGTGTTAGTAGTCCCGCCCGTACCAGCACCAGCGCCCATAGTGGTGCTGTCCCCAATGATCCCGAGCTTTAGCTGACCGTCAATGCCGTTTGTGCCTGTGGTAAGACCTGCGCGAATCTTTGCCAACTTTGCCCTGTACAGAGGCAGTTGAGCCGCTACTTGGGCATTTTGTGCAAACCCAATCACACCCCCACCCGGCCCCACCAAGCCTGTGACGTTGCCGCTGGTATCTGTGGAGTAGGTGGCACCGAAGTTGTTAATACCCGACTTCTTGTATCCACGAACAGTTAGACGATCAGCTTTGGAAAGCTCACCTTCGACATGGTATGTAGCAGAACCACCGGATGCTGTTAGTTTTACCCATGTATCTGCAAGTTCTTCATCTGCACGAACAGCGGTGAAGCCCGTATAGGAGCCAGCAGTGATCCAAGTCGCAGTACCGGCGGCAATATCTGTAGTTGTACCGGTGGTGTACTGGAGTGTGACTGTCGAGGAACCCGCCTCAATCAGCACCCAACCATCTGGATTTACGAGGAAAGGGTCAGTCGTAGACCCAGAAGTTAGGGTGATTGGTGCTTGCATCTCAGTTCCTTATGCGTTTGATGCGGTTTTCAGGTAATCCGCTTCAGATTGCTTCTTGTCATGCATCTGCGCCATTGCAATACGTTCATTGGAAGCAATATCTTCAGCTTTCAAGTGTAAATCCTTCTCCTTGAGCATCAGATCAGCAATCTGAGCACGTTTTTGAAAATCGGATTCCTCTTGACCATTGGTGAGATTATTACTCAAAGCCGCTACCAATTTAGCCTGGGCCAACTGAGGTGTAACCTGAGCTTCAGCCTGCACTTTGGCAGCTTCCGCTTGGGTCTTCTGAACCTGAGCCTGCTTCAGAGCATCATCAAGCATCACAGCCTGCTGCTGGACCTGTTGAGCTTGTGGGTCGGGTTGTGCAGCCTTCTGCAACTGGACCAACATTTCCTCACGGTTACTCAGAGAGCTATTCTTGATGACCGACTGCATCAGGATCGGAGTCAGAGGCGAGTTAGCGCCCAGAGTCTGGATCAGGAATGCCAACTGCTTCTGCTCATACTCACGCGCCACGATACCCAAAGTGGCTGTGGGGATGAACTTCACATCGACTGCGGGGTAGCGTTGCGGGTCAAACTGCATGAAACGCCATGCAGCCTTGTAGATGAACGGGATCAGGAAGTCCTCTTGGAAGTTCACCAATACCCGCTTGTACTTCTTGATCATGGTGGCAGTCGCCATGTCAATACCACCAGCGTCACGGGACACCTGGGACGGTGCACCCGCAGAGTCAACCGTAGAAGTTGCCATGAGCAGCATACGCTCGAACTCTTTGGAGGTCTGCATCGCCTGACCATCGTTGGTGCCGAACTTGAACGGAAAAATGATCTCGGATGGTGCACCGTTGGTCAGGAATGCCTTACCCGGCTTGACCTCAAACTTCGCACCACGGGGCAACCGTGACGCATCCAGCCCCACCATTGGGGCTACGGTCAGGGCCAGTGCGTCCATGTGGGAGCGCATCGAACCATCGACTGCCGATTGCATATTAAACGCTTTTTCAGCAGTTCCGCGCCCCAACAGGCGACCCGGCACCGTATCAGCTTGGTAGCTCAGGATCGGGCGATCCTGCATCATGTAGGGCGATTCTTCAGCCTTTAAAAGCAGCGAACCATTGGCAATGACCACAATGGCCTCAACCATGTCACGGTAGTCTTCGATCTCACCCTCGTTGAACAGGTCTACCACTTCCTCACCGGCGGTCAGGTACTCACGAGGCACCAAACCGTAGTAAGTGAGCAAAAGTACCTTGTCATCCTCATAATTGCGGGATTCTTGGGTAGGTTCTAGCGATTCATCCTCATAAAGCGAGGAAATATCGACATTTTTGTACTTCCCATCAGCGATACCGGCTGCAATCTTGTGGATAGAGACATATTTCTCGATTGCCACACCCATGCAGTCATTTACATCGGTGCCATTGGGGTCGAATAGGAAGTTCTTCGGGTTAATCGGGTTAATCTTGACAGAAATCCGGTCTTTTTCACCCGTTCCGTAGGCAATCTGACCACCACCCATAGGCACACTCATCGGTTTGTACTGTTTCTCACTTGAAACAACGACTTCCCCGATGCCAGTGCCGTAAATCTCAGCCAGTAGTGCAATTTGGTCGATGCTTTTACGAACTTTATCCTGTGCAAAGTCCTCTTTGAGCTTATTTTTTAACTGCTCAATGTCCAATCTGCCGGATTTATCACCAAGATCATCGTCAATATCAAAGAATTCACCTTGACCAAAGATCGCCTCCATGATCTCAGCGTGTCGAGTCTCAATCGCCTGCTGCGTAGCTGGCGAAATGACTCTGGAACGCTCAGATGCACGGTTGGAGTCCTCGTTGGACCAGATGCCGCGCCAGGTCCGTTCGTAGGTGGCCCATTGGTCAGAGTAATTTTGGTCCCGATAGTCGCGCCACCGATCTGTGTGTGACACAATGAACCCAATAAGCTCTTTCTCAAGCTCAGAAGGCTCAAAATATTCCTTCGGTGTCGGGTCTAGGGTTAGATCAACGATCTCACCACTATTAGAGTAGCCTTCGGTAATGGGCATAGTTAGTCCTACAATTCATGTGAATTGTAGTCTATGTACTATATACCAGCAATCTCGTCAAGAGGAAAGCACTATCAATGTTGGTTGAAACTCATGAAGTTGTTGTTTGGCCTTTTTATAGGCATTATGAGCTTCTTCTTGAGAATCGAACAGTCCAAGGTGCCAGCGTTGGTAGTCTTTCCCTATCTGCGCTCCCCATTTACCTGTCAACTTATGATAGTACGTCCCAAGTTTTCCGTTACGATCTTTGAAATTCTGAAAGTTTTCCTTGTTCGTAGCAAGTCTGAGATTGGCAATACGATTATCGGACTTGACACCATTGATGTGATCCAACTGGTCTTTGGGGAACTCACCATGAACATACAACCACGCGAGTCTATGAGATAGATATCGACGGTTGTCTACCATGATTCGCATATACCCTTTATTTGAGGGTGATCCGGCGCTAGTACCTGCTTTTGTGTTGTTGCAATCAACATTTCTCGTGAATATACCTGTAGCACTATCATAAGTGAACAAGTATTGCAAACGTGCTTGAGTTAGAATCGAAGAAGCCATATTACATCCTTCATATGTAAGAGGTTAGAGGTACACACGTTGGCGCGTGTGTGCTTCGATTATATACCCGAAACTGTATCCAGAGGCTCCCAATCCTCGTCATCACCCAGCTTGGCATAAGTAGTTGTCACTAGGTTAGCTACCAAGGATAGTGAATCTATCAGGTCATCGTGGGACTTCTTGGAAGGGAAGCTGATGTACTCCTTCAAGAACTGGTCCCACTTCTCTCTGGAGTTCAGGGTTATGCGTCCATGCTCGAACAGACCCTGGAGGTTGTACGTTATCCGGTTCTCCTTGGACCCACTGATCTGAATCTGCTCGATGTGAGCGTAGACGTGGTTCTTACGCATCAGGTCGGTCAGGTAGGGCATCAGTGCTCTGGCAAGTGACCCACGCTCCACACCGACCATCATGGGTCGATGCGTTCTGATCGCCATCAGTATCCTGACCGCTGTCTCCCTGACATCCCAGCGTCCGTAGTCGATCTTCTTCACGAACCACTTACCATCGTCACTCACCGTGACCACAGCTATCGCGGTGTTGTCGAGGTGCTTCTTCTTACTGCTGTCTGCTACTGACTCAAACCCGGCCGGGTCAACGGCTATGAAGGTCGTACCATCAGCAGGTGCATGTTCTCCGTACAGCAGCCATGACTCCTTGAAGATGTTCTCACCCATCGTGTCAAACGAGGCCATGTACTCCTGCTGGAAGTGAGCAGTGCTGAGTGTCTTACGAGCAGCAGCGATCTCCTTCGGATCGATAAGCTCGTTGTCTAGCGTGGTGAAGTGCCATGATCTCCACTCAGGATCACCACCCAGTCCCAACTCGTACTGGTCACGAAACTCACTCTCACCCGGCTCAGGCGTACCAATGATCAGTGCCGTACCCTTCAAGTCAGACAGTGCGGGTCGGATGATCAGGGGCCACACGTTCAACTTGAAGTCTTTACTTTCATCTGTCACCACATGGAACAGCTTGAACCCTCGCAGCGCATCGGGGTTGTCCGAGCCGCGTATGCGCAGCTTCACACCATTGACCAGTGTGATCTCCCCATCGTTGATGTTCGCCTTGGCAATCACCGGCTGTGCCAACTGGTTGAGCAAGTCCCACATCAAAGTCTTCGCCATGCCGTACGTGGGGGCTACGTATAGAACGGTGGCATCGGTATGTACGCACTCCAGTCCCTTGACGATCATATCGATCGCTGAGAACCGTGTCTTACCACACCGACGACCAGCTACGACCACTTTGAACCGGGTCTTGTCAGTCATCACCTCACGTTGCCAGCGAAGGAGTCGAAAGTCGAGCGTACTCATTTGATCTCCACATCACTGATACTCACTCGTCCCATATCGGGGCCAGTAAGAACACCACTATCGCCAACCACATCCACCACGGCATAAGGACTCTCCACTTGACCAATGTTGATCGTGATCGGCTGGTTCCCCGAGTTACCAACGATCCCCACTTCTTTACCATAGCGTTTAGGCGACCAAGCTGCCGCCACCTTCAGTGAGGTGTCCACGATCAGCTTGTCACGGTTCACATCGTTCATGGAGTCTGTGCCGTTTGCTGCCTTGATTGCGCTATAGACCAAGAACTCAGCAGCGACCTCCTGAGACTCTTTGAAGCGGCTATAACGCTCCTTGTCTTTCCTGATCCACTTCAAGAAGTCAGCAGCATCAATACCACGTGGATCATCGTCCACTATGTCCTTGAGTGGATGACCAAGGGCAAGTCTATCCAATGAGGCTTCAAAGAAGTTCTCATAGGTCAGTTCACGGAGCGTCATCTCTTGCGTTGTCCGTGGGTACTTAACCAGCGGTGTCGGAGATTGCTCCACTGTGGGGCTGGGTTCTAACCAGCTTGGTACAGGGGTTGGAGTTTCCATGTGTGGAGGATACATGAATCTATTGGGGGAGGGAAGGGTCAAGGGGAGGGTTTCAAAGATTCTTTTGAATCATAAATTTGGGTTTCCTGAGCGGGGATGTGTAGTAAAAATAATTATTAATCCGCGAGCACCCTCCCCCCGCCCCTTTGAATCACGGTCAATCAAGTCAAGTGCAAGTGCTAGTGACTGACTGGTCAGTAAGTAGTAGGGCTGGTGGACCCCTGGCACCGTCTGACATAGTTCAAGCTCCATACTTAATACAGTGTCCATTATGTTAAGTAATTTCGGAATCCTGAATCTAACAATCCGGTGTCTTATGTCTGGATGGATATATCAGACACATGACACCTGGGTCTGTTCTAGTTGCGACAATGGTGCTCAATGAAAGCGTGAGTAATCAGAGAAACAGTGAGAACTCAAACATTTTCAAAGTGGATGTTGCGGTGCAGCAATGGGTCAAAAACGTGTCAAACAATCTTTAAACAGCACTTTGAGAATGTTTGAGAAGTCAAAGATTATTCTGTGCAAGTGCTGCACTTTTCTCCTGGTCTCTTTGAATCCTCAAACATTCCGGGTAAAAAGTGCAGCACCTGTGCTTTCCACGTTGTATGTTTTTAAAACCATTTTCTAAATTTGCACATTTCCAACCCACTCTCCCAATTCCCTAGTGCAGTTGCAGCACTTTTTACAATGAAAAGTTTAATTGACATTTTGTATCAAGAATCCTTTGCAATGCACTGGAAAGCACCAAAGAACATCCTAAACAAAGAATCTTTGATCTTTCTGCATCCTAAATATTGTGTTTCAAAGAATTTGTGATAAGCTCAGCTCGCCTTCGGGCAACGACAAACCTACCGGAGAACTGGAATGCAAACGATCAACATGACTGCTGTGTTCAATAGCATGGATAAGAGATTCGCTGACGCACGTGCAACGATTGCAAAGTACACCGACCAGCAGGTCGAAGAGGCTTCGCGCCTTGCATGGTTCCTACATCGTTGCGACAAAACTAGTTTGCGCCACCTGGAAGACACTGTGCAGCAATTACGCGATCTGTTCAAACCATTGGTTTGATTGCGCTATTCAACTGGAAGACACCACCATGCACTACCTACACCACATCGCCCACTGCGAAGCGTTAAACGCTCGTCCCCTCACCTACAACCAATGGCTACGCATCCGCGCTGCTATGGGCCTTTAAACCCTTCCCTTGACCCTTTGGAGAACTACTATGACCGACAACACTTACAACGGATGGACTAACCGCGCTACATGGTTAGTCAATGTATGGTTTAACCCTGAATCGCGCTCCGATGTGGAGATGGCGCGGGAAACACTCGAAAGCGCTATTGATGATCTACCGGACTTCTTGAAAGACTTTGTAGACACCGACATTAACTGGGATGAACTCTTAGAGCACTTCGAAGATGAAGAAAGCGAGGAATAATCATGCGTAAAATTGAAAAACAGATGATTGATGCCGTTAAAGCTAAGACTACTTGGCATGGCTCCAACACTTCAGTATCCATGCACGTCGATGCTAGGGGGTTTCTTATCCCTAACATTTTCCTACACGGTAACCATATCGCCAGCGTGGAAAACGACGTAGTGCGCGTCAATGAGTACACACTGAAGCACTGGCCTACACTCACCACTAAGTCCCGGCTCCGCGCTCTAGGCGTCAATGTGACAACTAAAGCCGGAGTAACTTACCTTAATGGAAAGGCTATCTAACCATGCGTGACCTATTCGAAGCCCTGCTAGTGGGCTTGATACTGGCAACGCCGTTTATTGTGGAGATTTTTAAGGGGTTGATTAAATGATTACGTTCGAGAATGGGTTAGACATACGCACACATCAACAAAGCGAACCTACAGTGGCACGGTTCCGCGTATCTGGTACTGACTATCGTTATATCGTCATTGGTACAGCATACGGTCACATTCACACTACTGGCGGAGATGTTCGCACATGGCACAGTTATAGCGGTGCACGCCGGTTCGCACGTTCATACAAACCACTTTGAAGGGAATTAATCATGACCAGACAACAGCTAATCGATGCATACATTGAATTCCTAAACAACTATTTGACCTATGCAAAGTATGCAGAAGATCACGGATTGACTGAAAAACAAGCCCACGACCTGCTATCCATTGGCCGGGAGTGCTGGACAACTAACCACCCTGAGGCATGATATGCACTGGATCGGATTTGTATTTTTCTTTTTGATGCTATTTTTGATTGTATTGGAGAATGGATTGTGACTAAACAAGCTTACTTGGCTAAACTGTTGGAACTAATGACACCTGCGGAAATAGCTCTATCGATGAGCTATCCAACTGAGCATATGAGCAAGATTCACATTTTGCTGCATGGTGTGGCACTGCGTCGATTAGGTGTTAAACTCTGACCCGTTAGTTGCTCTTGTCTCCCTACCTAGAGTTGATCCCGCTAGTTAAAAAGCCCCTTCATTGGGGCTTCTTTTTGTCTAATCCGGATACTTTTGCGTATCCATAGTCGCCGGGTCATAGCCCTTGACCAGCTTTCGCGGCACATCATGCCCGCGCATCCGCACTATTGCCGTTGATGCATCCTGTCGCCTTTGCTTGGCCTTGATAATCTCTATGTGGTACTGCTCATTCTGTTTTGCTAGGTTCGGATTGATAGCCCACTGCTTTTTGTCCTTGTGGTCATTGATCAGCGTCACCCACCCAGCGTCTTCCAGTGGCTCCATAGCATCGCATAGAGCCATGTTCGCACTATGACGCGGCATACCCTCCAACTTCCGTTGTGCACTGCGCCTAAGCTCGGATAGCGTCACTGTAGGGGTATTACCCGATAGCTGGATCATACGATCTGCAACCCAGCGTTCTAGTCCATCATCGATCATCCCGGCTGTTTCACCCAGTGCATAGCGATATGCTGGCACCACATAGCTCTTGATCAGTTGTATAACCCTGTTGGTCACACTATGGTTTACAGTCAAGTTATAGGGCGATTCCAGAAGGTGCACCAGTAATATGAGGCGTCCACAAGTGCCTTCCAGCTTACCAAACGCCTGCATATACACTGGATCTGCTTTGAGAATCCTCTCATCCCGCTTGGTCTGCTCATACCATAGCTGGAAATCACGAAACGCTTTATATGCTTCAGAATCAAGTTTGTAGGTCATAGCCGGTAACGCATACAGTTCTCTGATACGCATCTCCCACTGCTGGCGCGTAGAGAACGCATCGGGAATAGGCTCACCACGCTTGGTGAAATTCTCCCGCAGGATAGCCGGTATGAACCGCTGGAGTAGTCCATCGTCTGACATAGAACGCAGTCGGTCTTTGAACACCACTGGCTGGATATTCCCATAGATCGCTACAGCCATATTCTCGGCATAGATCGTGTTCTGCTCACCCACCCGATCCATACTGTATGGGTCAGCCTCATAGGACTTTGTCCAGCATGACCGGTCTTCACCCGAGCGTGGATCGGACAGCTTCTGTACCCATGACTTCATCTCATCCAAGTGACACATCACACCACGAGGACGATCAGCCACTATCCGCACTAACTTCTGACTGGTCACATCGTTCACCACCAGCTTCACATCCACTGGCTTGGTATTAGGTGCTGGTGCGACTGGTGGCAGTACATCGTTATCGAGCTTGCCACTGATGATGCTCTCGGTATTCTGACCAGCAGCCAGGATATAGGCCTTCTTGGACTGCTGGTGGATACTGTCAAGTGCCTCCCACTCCAAGAGCGCACGTTCGAACCGGGGACGATCCTCACGCTCAATCTGGTTGAGCACACCCATCATAGGCCGTGCTCCAGGTGTCTTCTTATCCGCTGGATCGCCAATGGTCATCAACCACAGTACCGGTGGCACCTGATAACCCGGTACAAGCTCCAGGCGTGTACGTGCATCGACTGCTGCACATACTGTTGCCAGCCCCGCGTAGAGTGGTACGAGTGGGTCACAACCGACTGACTCCGATACCTCCAATGCCCTGATGCGCAGAATGTCAGGCCATAGGTGCATATCCATATCAGGCGGGGGGATGCGCATACCCTCCATGAGCTTGACCGGCTCCATCGGTGTCACTGATTTGAACAGTTGCGACACATCAGGAGTAGGTCTGCGGTAGCCGTACTCCACTGCGATGTGGAAGAGACTACCTACTTTGATGCTGTTCGCTGTGTCAACCTTGAGACTCGACCAGACGTTAGCGAAGTCCCTAGGCCCTTGGTACTTGGTCGTGGCAGTCGATGACCACTCGTGCGCCAGTGCCTCAGCCTGATCAAGCTGGTTGACCTGTGTACCCGCGTGGTGCAGGGCCATGAGTGCGGTGAGCCACTGCTCCCGTGAGCAGTCAGCAGGGATGGTGTAGAGTGCTGCGCGTATGTCATCCCACGACGCGTCAACCGTATCCGTGCTGATGTTGCGCTCACTATCCTGCCTAGTCATCTCTTGCCAGAGTGTGAGCAGTTCGGTAGGTAGAACAGGTAGCTTGGTGTAGTGCCCAGCCCCAGCCCAACGGTACGGCCTACCAGTACGGGGATGGTTCAGCGCACTCGGTAGAATGTCCTGAACGGTCAGGCCATTGTTGGTAGCGCATCGCAGTTCAAATGCCACTTGCTTCGACTTGTCAGGCGCTGTGAAGCTGATCTTCTTGGATGGCAGCACCAGCCCCAGCGGAGCACGGTAGAGCAGCTTGGCATGACCGGGGTTACCACTGTCAATCATCACGGCATCAGGTGCTTCGGTCAGTGCCTTGAGGTCGATGCCATGATCGGCCAGGATCGACACTGCTTCGCTCCAATGGTCAATGTCCAAGGCCATCGTACCACTGTACGCATGGGCCAGTCCATAACCCGTAGTGGGGCTGAGTTTGTCAACGCTGGTGATGCAGTTCTCACGCTTGTTCCACCCTGCTGACTTCGGCCCCTTCCCCTCTGTGATCGGTACTAATGCGAACCCTGCTCGGATGTACGACTCATACATGCTGGTCAAAGGGGATACAGAACTTGGCAGTGCGTTCATTTGGTAGTCTCACAGATAAAGCCACAATCGGCAGGCATATCTTCAAACAGTGACATACGACCACGGGTAGGGTCTAGCTCATCAAGGAATACAGGTTTCATGGTCTTTCCTGATCCTTCTTTATTGATAGCGTGATTGATCTGGCGTTCAAGTTGCGCCATGCGTTTGAACTGCTTAGGAAAATCAACTCTGATCTTGTTCCAGTAACCCATTCCACCCTTGACACAACCAATGCAGTTGTTGTTGTTGTTGTATCCAAGGCGGTACATGACAGGCAGTTCAATACCCAGCTTACGGACAAATGAGTAACAGTCACCCTTTGTGATGCCAAGATCCATCAGTGGAAAATAAGCATCAACATCATTGTTGGAATCGATGAATCGATCTACCCGATCCTGTTCTTCAGATGTGTATCCGAAAATTTGAACATCGGTGGGTAGCTGGTATGCCTTACGCATGTCCTTCTTCAAGACCATTGTGCAAGGAGCACCATACTGATTTTTGATGAACCCACGCTTCAAGAAGACACTAATGATGTCTCCATCAAACTGTTCATTGGTGATGATCTTCACAGGTATTCCTGTGACTCTGGAGAAGTCATCCATGAATCGTAAATTGTCCTCATGTTCCTGTCGTACCCTGCAATAAACAGCCTCTCCACGATCATCATTGACTGCCAGATAGGTAGCGTAAGCACTAGCAGCGCCACATGAGAACCATGAGATTAGTCTGCGTTTCTTTTCCATAGAAATTTTTTGAAAAGTTGTTGACAACGGTTTGCAGTGTATTATACTTTGACACAGTTGCAAACAACTTGAAAGGAAATAGATGACAAAACGAGTTGTCTCACCAACCCTATCAGTTCGGGTCAGCGCCGAACTGTATGGCAACTTCAAGAAGAAGTCCACCCGTTACGGTGGGCCTTCAGAAGTGCTAAGGGAGTTAGTCGCTGCTTTTGTAGAAAACCGTTTGACCGTTAGTAAACCCAAGACTGTAAAGGAAACTTTGTATGCCCTCGATTGAATCCAACCTGACCTCTATTGCTGAATCCCTAAAGATCATTGCCACTTATCTGACTACGACACAAAATGTTCAATCCACACCAACTGCTCAAGTCAACACTCCGAGTGCTCCTGCTGCGCCTAGTGCTCCCACTCTTGTCGCTGCTCCTGTGGTCACTGTCAGTCCTGTGGCTGTACAGTCGGTGATGCCGCCTGCACCTGTGTTCACTGATGTAGCTCCGGTAGTAGCTGCTCCGGTAGTAACTGCTGCTGAAGCTCCTGCTGCGTTTCCATCCAAAGAGGTCATGACTGAGTTCGTCATCAACAGCTACCGTAAGCTTGGCCCTGAGAAGGGTGCTCAGATCCAAGGTGTGCTGGAGTCCCTCGGTTACAAGAACATCAACGATGTGGTGCCTGCTCAGTGGGGTGCTCTGAAGGCTGGAATTGAGGCAATCAAATGAGCAGCTATGCTGAAGTTGAAATGAAGGTGATTCAGTGGGCTGAAGCCCGCCAAATCATCCCCAATGCGAAGCCTTACACCCAACTGCTCAAGGCTGTGTCAGAGCTTGGTGAACTGGCTGATGCTGAGATCAAGGGTGATGTAGCAGGTCGCATCGATGCTGTGGGTGATGTACTGGTATGCCTCATCATCTACTGTGCTCTGCATGACCTGAACATGACCTCATGCCTGTATGCAGCATATGACGAGATCAAAGACCGCAAGGGTACGCTGCTACCTAATGGCACGTTTGTAAAGGATGATGTATGAGCACCCATTCCAAACTGTCCCCATCTGCGCGTCACCGCTGGGCTGTATGCCCTGGCAGTGTGCGTGAGGAATCGAAGTACCCTGAGCGTCCGGGTGGCCCTGCTGCTATCGATGGTACACATAGTCATACGCTACTTGAGAAGTGCATCAACGAGTATCACGATGCCAAGACCTACGTGGGCATGATTCTCAAAGACCATGATGGTGAGTTCATGGTGGATGAAGATCGTGCTGAACGTGTGCAGTTCGCTCTTGACTATATTGAAAAGCGTGTAGCTGAACTGGGTCAGGATACCAAGGTCATTGCTGAGAAGCGAGTGAATCCTGAAGCTCTAGTCAAGCGTCCCGATATGTCTGGTACTGTGGACGTTCAGATCATCAGTGATAACACACTGGAGATCATCGACTACAAGGATGGCATGAACCCAGTGGATGCTGCTGGTAATCATCAGATGGAGCAGTACGCTCTTGGTGTGATTGCTGAGATGCATGGACTCCAACCTCTGTATATCCGCATGACCATCATCCAGCCTAAGCTGCGTATGAAGGGCATGAGTGGTATCAGCACCCATACGATCACCCTTGGTCATCTCATGGAGATCAAGAACAAGATGATCGCGGAAGCTGCTGCGACTGATGACCCTAATGCGCCACTCGTGCCGGGTGAGTCACAGTGCAAATACTGTGCTCATAAGGGTGCTTGCTCTGCACTGAGTCAAAAGGCACTAGGCGACTCTGGTATCACGTTCAGTAACTTGGATGTAGCCAAACAAGCTGCTGACAAAGAGCCTACGAGCATGACTGACCAGCAGTTGCGCGAGATCATTGAAGCAGCACCACTCGTGCGTCAGATGATTGAGGCTGCTGAAGCTGAAGCTCTACGCCGACTGCAAGCTGGTGCTGTCATCGATGGCATCAAGGCTGTACGTGGCCGTGGTAGCCGTGCATGGGCTATTGATGATGAGCAAGAGATGGCTGAGAAGCTGAAGAAGTTTGGTATGCCCAAGGATGCGATTTGGGAAACGAAACTCATTTCTGTTGCCAAGGCTGAGAAAGCTGTATGGCAGAAGCGTGATGGCACCAAAGTTCAACTCACTGATCGCCAACTCAAGACATTGAAATCCGAGTACACCAAAATTTCAGAAGGAAAATTAACTATCGCACCTAGATCAGATCCACGCCCCGCTGTTACACTGTCAGCCGCACCGATGTTCCAAGCGATTGAAGCACCTGTGACTCCTGAACTTCCGTCTTTCTTACTTTGAATTGGAGAATCCTAAAATGGCTCAAGAAATCATCTTCGCACAGAGCGTGCAACTGTCCTTCCCTCACATTGTCGAAGCCTACAAAGGCAAGATGGCAGCACCTACCGCTGTTGCCAAGTTCTCGGCAGACTTTATCTTTACACCCGACCATCCTGCACTTAAAGAGTTCATGGCTCGTTACGCTGAATTGGCGCAACAGAAGTGGGCTGAGAACGCTGGTGTTGTGATGCAGATGATCCAATCGGATCGCAAGCTGCGTTGCTTCGGCCCAGGTAGCGAGAAGATCGATAAGAAGACCTTCAAGCCCTATGCTGGCTACGATGGTAACTACTTCATCGCTGCATCGCGTGAGAATGCGCCGCAGATGATCCGTCCTGATGGTTCCCCAGTTGATCCGTCGAACGTGATGGAGTATCAGACATTTGCTCGTAAGATGTATGGTGGCTGTTACGTCAACGTAGCCCTGCGCCCTTGGTTGCAGGATAACTCCTTTGGTCGTGGTATCCGTTGCGACTTTGTAGCGATTCAGTTTGCCAAGGATGGCACACCGTTTGGTGACACTGCTGGCACTCCTGACCTGAGCAATATGTTTGGTGCTGTGGCTGCTCCTGCTGCACCACAAGCTGCTCCTGCATTCGCTATGCCGGGACTCCCTAGATTCATGTAAGTGTTTCGGGGCTGGTGGTACTCATTAATACGGGTACAGCTAAAGTACACCAGCCCCATTTATAACCAGAATCATTCAGTTGAGGGAGAAGTATGCGCGTCATCTATGACCTTGAGACATTTCCAAATGTCTTCACACTAGCCGCAGAACATGCTGACTATCCTCTGAAGTGGTCATTTGAGATTAGCCCTTGGCAAGATGATAGTCGTGCGATTGTAGAGTGGTGCCAGTGGTTAGCCAACCAAGATGCACAGATGGTGGGATTCAATAATGTGGGATTCGATTACCCTGTTTTGCATACCTTGCTTCAGATGGGTAAGGCTACTGCTCCAATCCTTTACAACAAAGCCATGAGCATCATTCAGGCTCAGGACTCTAACCGATTCGCATCCATTGTGTACCCAAGTGATCGTTATGTGGATCAGATTGATCTATTCAAGATTGCACACTTTGACAACAAGGCTCGGGCTACCAGTTTAAAGGCTCTTGAGTTTGTGATGAAGATGGACAACATTGAAGACCTACCTTTCCCAGTGGGTACGTTTCTCACACAAGAGCAGACCAATATTCTCAAGCAATACAACGCACACGATGTAACTGCCACCAAGATGTTCTATCACAAGATGACAGAACAGATTGACTTTCGTACTGCACTGACCGAGAAGCATGGTAGAGATTTTTTAAATCACAACGATGTGAAGATCGGTAAAGAGATTTTCCAGATGGAGCTAGAGAAGGTGGGAGTGCAGTGCTACAAGTACGGCCCCAATGGTCGTGAACCAATGCAGACCAAACGACCATCTATCCGACTCGCTGACTGCATCCCATCGTTCATTAACTTTGAGTACGATGAGTTTGATCGAGTACATCAGTATCTCAAGTCCCAAGTCATCACTGAAACAAAGGGAGTGTTCAATGATCTGTCTGCCAACATACGTGGTCTTGATTTTGTTTTCGGCACTGGTGGTATCCATGCTTCTGTAGAGAATCAAGTCTTTGAAGCCACTGAGGATCACATGATCCTCGACCTTGATGTGACTTCACTGTACCCATCCATTGCCATTGAACAGGGCTACTATCCAGAACATCTTGGACCTACGTTTGTGGACATATACCGTAAGCTGCGTGAGCAACGAGTGAGCTACAAGAAAGGTACTGCCGAGAATGCCATGCTCAAACTGGCCTTGAATGGTACGTACGGGGCTAGTAACGATCAGTTCAGCGTCTTTTACGATCCACAGTTCACCATGAAGATCACACTCTCAGGTCAACTGATGATCGCTATGCTGGTGGAGAAGCTGCTGGGTATCTTTGGACTCAGGATCATCCAGGCTAATACGGACGGTATTACGGTCTATGCTCATCGTGCTAGACGTATGGAGATCCAGTTGGTATGCGATGCTTGGGAGAGCTTGACTAAGCTCCAGCTTGAGTCAGTTGAGTACAAGAAGATGGCGATACGTGATGTGAACAACTACATCGCTGTGAAGCTTGATGGCACTACCAAGCTCAAGGGCGATTATGAGTGGGATCGTGAGATGCACCAGAACCACAGCGCCCTGGTCGTACCGAAGGTGGCAGAGCAGGTTCTTGTGCGTGGTGTACCGATCCGTGAGACAGTGATGAACTGGCCTGATAAGTATGACTTCTTTCTGCGTATCAAAGTACCACGTAGCAGTCACCTGAAGTGGGGTGGTAGGCAGGTGCAGAACACCACTCGCTACTACGTGAGCACTGCTGGTGCCGAACTGGTGAAGGTCATGCCACCACTTGCTAAGAACCCTGAGAAGTGGCGTGAGTTTGCAGTAGAGAAGGGTTGGACGGTTCAGGTGTGTAACGACATACGTGATGCGTTTGAACCAATCAACTATGAGTATTACATCAACGAAGTGGAGAAGCTGACGCTTGCAATGAAATGAAACCTAACGCATTTACTATTCCTGAAAAATCCAGCGTCACAACTGATAAGCGAATGTTCCCTAAAGTGATTCATAAGCGCCCTGAGAAACAGAATCCGATCACGTTACCCAATAGCAGCAAGTACTTACCTTTGAAGTGGATGGAGAAAGCTAAATGAGCGCACTAGATAAGCAAGTGGCTGGTGATCATTACAAAGACCAAGCAATACAACCAGTTGAGTATATCCATGCTAATGCTATTGGGTATTTTGAAGGGAACGTAATCAAGTATGTTTCCCGCTGGCGCAAGAAGAATGGAATTGCTGATCTTGAGAAAGCTAAACACTACATTGAGTTACTGATTGAATTGGAGACACGAAATGCTGGAAAAAGAGATTGAGAAATCAGTTAAACGGTATGCTGAATCTAAAGGTTGGTTGACTCGTAAGTGGACTTCACCGGGTCATATGTTCGTACCTGACCAGATATTCATTACCCCTAGTGGTCGAGTAATTTTTGTTGAGTTCAAAGCTGAAGGTAAGAAACCCACATCGGGTCAGATTCGTGAGCATATCAAGCTCCAGAATCAAGGCTGTCGTGTGCATGTGATTGACTCAATTCAGATGGGTCGGGAGATGGTAGATGCTTACTCCTAGCCAACTCCATGACTATCAAAAGAGAGCAGTTGAGTTCCAGTGCTCTCATCCTGAGACTGCCCTTTGGCTTGATCCGGGCTTGGGGAAGACTGCTACTACGCTCACCAGTGCAGCACACCTGCTCAACACCGGCTTTCTACATGGTGTGCTTGTAGTAGCACCGATCCGTGTATGCCGACTCGTATGGGCACAAGAAGCAAAGAAGTGGAAACACCTTCAGCATCTCAAGTTCATGCTGATGACAGGTAGCAGGGATCAGCGTACCCGCGCTCTCTTGAAGGAAGGTACACACATCTGGATAGTGAACTACGAGAACCTTGGTTGGCTTGCTGAGACTCTGCATACCTACTTCATCTCCAAGGGTCGCCCACTTCCCTTCGATGGATTGGTATGGGATGAGATCAGCAAGTGCAAGAATAGCACCACGCAACGTGTGAAGTCTGTTCGCAAGATCCTACCCCACTTCAAGTGGAAGACAGGACTCACCGGTACACCTGCATCCAATGGCTACAAAGACCTACATGGGCAGTTTTTAGTGCTTGATGAGGGTAAGCGTCTAGGCACCAGCAAAACGGCCTTCAGAACCCGTTTCTACAAGAAGGTGGGACCATACAAAGAAGTGGCCTACGAAGACACTGAGACAACCATCAAGAACCTCATTGGTGACATGACCATTGAGATGAGTGCTGCTGACTATCTCAAGATGCCTGACCTCATTGTCAATAATGTGGTGGTTGAGTTCGATGACGTGACCCGAGCACGGTATGAGAAGATGGAGAAGGAGTTCTTCTTGAAGCTCGATAGTGGTGCTGAGAAAGAGATGTTCAACCAAGCATCACTGATGAACGCATGTCTTCAGTTCTCCAATGGTGCGATCTACCCAGTAGCTGGACTGCCACTGTGGGAGCCGATACACACCCTCAAGCTGGAAGCTCTTGAGGACATTATCGAAGAGGCTGCTGGCAAGCCGGTGCTCTGCTGGTATGCGTACCGTAGTGACGCACAGCGCATCATGGAGAAGTTCAAGGATCTGAACCCCATCAACCTGACTGAGTGTAAGAGTCAACACGCGTTAGATATGGCTATGCACCGCTGGAAGACTGGTGACTGCCAACTGATGATCAGTCATCCATTGAGCGCAGGACATGGCATCGATGGACTTCAGAAGGCAGGACACACGATGGTGTGGTTCGGACTCACATGGAGCCTAGATAGCTATGACCAAGCGGTAGCTCGCCTGCATCGCCAGGGGCAGGGTCAACCGGTCATCTGTCACCGTATTCTGACCAAGGACACACTTGATCAAGCCCAGGCTGAAGCACTTGACACCAAGGCTGCTGATCAGACTGCTCTGCGCAACGCTGTGAAAAATTATCGTGAGAACAAGAAAAAAGTTCTTGAAGTTCTCAATTAATGAGTTATACTTCAAACACTTTTTAAGGAGTTCAAATGAAATCTGTAATGACCGATGACGAGCTAGATGCAGCGATTGCCAACTGGCAAGTGCTCAACAAGACCATTGCACGTATGAGCGAGATGGATGTGAAGAATGCATTGAATCGTGAACTGGTTGGTAATCGACGCAAGGATGTTACCAAGCGTCTTCACCAACGGTTCTGTATTCTGCGCAATTCGCGTGAGCGTGACGAGTTGATGAAGTCTCTTGAAGATACACCGGTCTTCTTGAAGCCAGCACTGAAGTTCTAAACACAAGGAGAAACGCAAATGATCCAATACCAGAATATCTCAGATCCCGTTGAACAATTAGATTTTGAAGACCGCATTGTGACCATTGCCAACGGTGATACGCACTGGGTCAAGCACTTCTATTTCATGCAACGGAAGGAACAGAAATGACCACGCAAGAAGCAATCGTAGGTGTAGCCATAATCGCCGCCGCAGTTGCACTGGTTGTAACGGACAACGCTGTGTGGCTAATCTTGCTGCCCCTCATCTTTGGAGCGATGCAATGACCACACCAGACGAACCACAAACGCCAGCGCAGAGTATGGTTTCCATCATGCTTTCTGCCGCAATCCAATCGCAAAAGGAGCAGACATGACACCAATTACAGACACCGACAACCTACCTCCGCTGCGCTTGGGCTGTGTGCAACAGTTCGCCGCTCATAAGCATGAAAGCGTTGGTGAAATCATGCACATGGTTCGCGGCAGGATTGCGCGTGAACTTGCAGAGAAGATTGTGAGAGAGGACAAGTTCTTTGAACTGCATGTTGACAAGAATGGCTACGGCACTATGCGTACAGACATCATTGTGCTGACACAGCAAGAGTATGCGGACTTTGCACGGGAGAAGTTCAAGCAAGGTTTGCAACATGCACAAGGCTTTATGCCGCAGTGGGAGAAGTGAAATGAACACACTAGACCAAGCCCGCGCCGTGGCACAGCGGCTGCGCAAGAACGGAGAAGGATGCACCTGCATGGCTTACGGCCCAACTGAATGCGCTTGCGGCGCTGAATGGGGGCACGACTACACAGACCAAGGGGCAGTCACCATCGACGCACTGGTGGCAGAAGTGGAGAGGCTTACCAAGATTAACTCTGATTTGTGTCGTGTGCACAACGAGCGGTTGATTGATACTGCTGTGTTGGAATCCAAGCTGTCTGACGCAGAGATTCAAATCCATGCATCTATGTCTACTTGCAACCACTTTCATAAATTGCTTGGAGAGAAAGACGCAACCCTCGTTACCTTACTCGATGTTACGGAAGAACTACTCGACGCTGTACCGCCGCTGTGGCAGTGCGCTGAACGCGCTCGTGACGTGATCGAAGTAATTAAAGGAGAACAAACATGATTGAACAAGCAAAAGCAGTGGCACAGCGGCTGCTCACTGACGCAGAAATATCGACGCTGGGCAACAAGACCGGCAACTGGATGCATTTCGCCCGCGCCATCGAAGCCGCTGTGATTGAGAGGCTGGGCAATGTTGAAAACCGGAACACAGAAACACATGAGCACCTAAGTACTCTGATTGGATTGTGGCTTGGTGCGCGTGAACGTGGTGACTACAAGTACCAAGATGGAAGCGTGGTGGACAAGGCT